GCCCGCCGCCGACGTTGCGGAGGTGGTGCATGGAGAGTGGCTGCGAGCAGATGATGACTGGAATAGCCTCACAACAATTCAGTGCTCCCTTTGCAGCGAAGAGTGGTGCTTTGAGACGGACGATGATGTGAGCTTACTGAATTACAAATACAGCCCCAACTGCGGGGCGAAGATGGATGGAGGTAACGACAACGTTTCAGATTGAGCTTTTATCCGGCGGCGTTTTCTGGGTATACGCAGTATACCCGCAGAATAGCGCGTTTTTGATTTGGAAAGATGACTGCTGGGTTTGGATGGAGGCGGATATGTGCAAGCCGTATGTCCTGCCGTGGATGGGCAGCGCCTATCCGGGAGGTGTGACGCAAGATGAAACCACGCAGATCATTGACGGATGTTGCACCGCCTGCGGTGAACTTATGGACTGCTGCGAAGCGGCAGAATATAAGTTTTGCCCGTATTGCGCGAAACGGATAGTATGAAAGGCTTGCGGTTTGCTCGTGGTAGCGCGAAAGGAGGGAAGCTGATGCAGGATTGCTGCCTGACTTGCAAGAATCTGGAATACAGAAATAACTACGTTTATCCGTACCGGTGCTTGAAGCACAAGGCCGAACGGTTCTCGGACAAGGAACTGGAGAGAATGTTCTTTTCTGGTGAGGAATGCGTAGACTTTGCGCGAATGAGCATGGATGATATTTTAGGAGGGTCTACGAATGAATAAGCCAACAAACGCAACCGAAATGCGGGAACTCCTGCTGGACTACATCGACGCGCTGCTTCTGGGCGGTATCCCGAAAGTGGAGTTTGACGCGCCAAAAGAAGAACCGGATGTCGAAAAGGCAGCGGCGGAGATGGCCGAGACGGTGAAGAATTTCAAGGGTCTGCGCAGAGACGAATACCAGCTGCTGCTGAACGGCGTATCGATCCTGTACGGCGAAAAACGGAAGACTGCGACGGAGCGCTGCTATGCGCTTTTCTGGGAAGTCCAGAAGATGCAGTCTGTCACCGGGCAGCTGGATAAATGCTATTTGATGCTGCAAATGTTGGACTGTGCGACGAATAAATTTAAATCAAGCATCGCCCCGATTATGCCGTTCGGAATTTAAGGAGGTGAAATAAAAATGGCTATTGCTTTCCCGTGGGGAGCAGTTGTAGCCGCCGGTATCGCGGCGAACAATATGCTCAGACACAACGAAGAAGACCGCCGCAAGCGTGAAAAAGAGCGGCGGAGAAAGGAAGAGCAGGAGGCGAAAAAGCGTGGGAACGATTCTAGCGATTGACCCCGGAAATACGCAATCCGGCTATGTGGTGGTCGAGCACGACGGCGAAGAAATTCGCCGCGTGCTGGAGGCCGGGAAGATCGAGAACCCGGCAGTGACTGATATGCTGGATCGGAAGCTTTATGCGAACTGCATAGACGTTGCAATCGAGATGATCGCGGGCATGGGCATGACGGTCGGACAAGAGGTGTTCGACACCTGCGTCTGGGTCGGGCGATTCTGGGAAATTGCATTGAGATCTGGCGGATATGAGCCGAAAAGGATATACAGGCGAGAAGAAAAGCTATACCTGTGCGGCCGCCTGAGCGCGAAGGATAAGAACATTCGGCAGGCCCTAATAGACAGGTATGGAGTTGTCGGAACAAAAGCAAATCCGGGGTTTTTCTACGTGAATGGCGTCAAATTTGCAAAGGATATGTGGGCGGCGATGGCGGTAGCCGTGACGTATTTCGATAAGTACATCAAGGGGGTAAAGCTTTGAACAAGACGCAGCGAAAGCCGCCAAGACCGCCGATGCAGCTGACGTGCGATGCCTGCGGGAAAACGTTTATGCGCGCACCGTCCAAGTACAAGGCAAAATACAATTTTTGCAGCGAGGCGTGCGCCTGGGCGGCACATGGGGAAGCTGTGACGGGCCGGGCGGAGCGCGTGCAGATCCTGATCACGTGCTCGATCCCGGTATACCCGGAAATGCGGCCTGTCTGCGGACGGGTGTATCCTGCCGAGAAATACAAATACAGGACAAACCGGACGGGCTATGTCGTTGCGGTAAACGGCAAGCGCGTATGTGTGAGGGTGGACGAATGCAGGGAAATCTAGGGCTCACACCGGTGCAGGCTCCGTGCAAAGGCTGTGCGGATAGGCATACCGGCTGCCACACGGACTGCACCCGATACATAGCATTCCGCCGGGAGGCGGACAGATACAAGCAGGAGCAATCAAAGGACGCAGCGAGATATGCAACAACAAGGGGCTGTATGCGGACGCTGCACGATGCGAACCGCGCAAAGCGCGAAGGGAGGCAACATTACTGATGAGCACGCCGCGATACGGCTGGTGGGCCTATGCAAAATGGATGATCCGCAGCTATAAGGGCGGCGGGCTGATGACGAAGGCCGAGCGCGCTGCCGTTGCGGATGCAATCGCGGAGACGGAACAGCTCGTTGACGGCGCGGAGCGACTCCGGCTCATAGACTTGGTTCTTTGGAAGCGGACGCACACCTTACAGGGCGCTGCGATGGCGGTTTATGTGTCCGAACGCACCGCACAGGAGTGGCACAGGCAATTTATTCGCCTTGTGGGGCAAAAAAGAGGGCTTTTATGAAAAAGTCTGCGTCCCAGAGCCAAATTTAACATTTACTATAAGGGCGTAGAGATCAACTCTACGCCCTTCTTCATCGGCACCGCAGCGTTCTGCGGAAACCTCATCCTCCTGTTCTCGTGTTCTCCGGTGTGAATAAATATATTTATTCACACACGGAGACACGAGAACGAAAGAACGAGGCAGAAAGGAGCGGCTATGGCGAGTTTGCGCGCCCTTGCACACAAGCTGCAAACAGCGCTCTTGTACAACGGAATCAAAATAAAAATCAATCAAATGCAGACCTATTCCGCGAAAAATGACAGGATGGTGACGAAATACATGGTTTACGAATATCGACCTGATGAAAAGCCGAAGAACGTCACTCTGCTGGAAACGTACCAGATTGCGGATGTGGTGAAGCTGCTGGCCGGACTTTACAGCGATGGCGGATGAAAAGCTTACGCCGAAGCAGAGACGATTCTGCGAAGAATATCTGAAATCCGGGAACGCGACAGAAGCAGCGAAAAAGGCCGGGTACAAAGAAACATCATGCAGAGTGATTGCGGCAGAAAACCTGTCAAAACCAGCTATTTCTGCGTATATAAAGCGCAGGCTGGACGAACAGGAAGCGGCGCTTGTCGCAGATTCCAACGAAATTCTGAAATTTTACACTGCCGTCATGCGCGGGGAGGTCAAAGACCAGTTCGGCATGGACGCATCGCTGTCCGACCGGCTGAAAGCCGGTGACAGTCTCATGAAGCGATACGCGGCAGCTTCCGACCGCAACAGGACGACAATGGAGAAGCTTGATTCGATGCTGAAGGAGTTCCAAGATGCTGTTAAGTCCGAAACAACGTGAATTTGTAAAATACGGGACGCATCGATGGAACTTCAAGGGCGGAGCCACCAGAAGTGGGAAGACTTACCTCGATTTTCGATGGATCATACCGATCCGGATTCGTGAGCGAATCGGAAAAGATGGTCTGGCCGTCATTCTCGGCGTAACAAAATCCACGATTGAGCGAAATGTGCTGGAGCCGATGCGGAACCTGTATGGCGATATGCTTGTCGGAACAATCTCCAGCGACAACACAGCGTGGATTTTCGGGGAAAAGTGCTATTGCCTCGGTGCGGAAAAGGTTTCTCAGGTTTCAAAGATCCGCGGCGCGTCGATTAAATATTGCTACGGCGACGAGGTCGCGGACTGGTCGGAAGAAGTCTTCGCGCTGCTAAAAAGCCGTCTTGATAAGGAATACTCCTGTTTTGATGGGACGTTCAATCCGCAATATCCTGACCACTGGCTGAAAAAATTCCTTGATAGCAACGCGGACATTTTCAGCCAGACATACACAATAGACGACAATCCGTTCCTGCCGGAATCTTTTAAAGAAAATCTGAAAAAAGAATACGAAGGGACGGTTTATTACGACCGCTACATTCTCGGCCTCTGGAGAATCGCCGAGGGTCTGGTTTACCCAATGTTTGATCGGGCCAGAAACGTCACGAGTGAGCGGGGCGGGCCGGGGCGGTACTGGATCTCATCGGACTACGGCACACAGAACCCTACCGTCTTTGCATTGTGGCGGGAATATGGCGGCAAGGCCGTCATGGAGAAAGAATATTACCACAGCGGGCGCGAGAGCGGGCGGCAGAAGACTGACGAAGAATATTATCAGGATTTAGAGGCATTCGCGGACGGATACCGCATTGAGCGTGTCGTGCTCGACCCATCGGCAGCGTCCTTTGCCGAGTGCATCCGGCGGCACGGAAAGTTTTCTGTATGGAAAGCAAACAACGCCGTGCTGGACGGCATTCGCTTCACGGGGGCCTGCATCAAAAGCGGCATAATCAAATTCCATGAGAGTTGCAAAAACGCGTTTCGGGAATTTGGCCTTTATAGCTGGGACAAAGACGCAGGAGAAGACCGCGTGATAAAAGAAAACGACCACGTGTGCGATAGTATCCGCTATTTTTGCATGACCGTTTTGAGGAGAGAAATCAAGAAATGAGCCTTTTGACAAACATTCGAGGGTGGTTCCGGAATATGCTTTTCCCGCAGGCGGTGGCCGAGCGGGAATTCGGCGTATCTCCGGCAGTCAGCCAGAAGATGGAGCAGAATATAAGCCTCTGGTACGCGATGTTTATTGGAAATCCACCCTGGCAGACGTGCGATGTCATTGCTGTCGGGCTTCCGGCGGCGATCTGCCGGGAGATCGCGCGACCGACGCTGGCCGAGCTGACGGCTAACATCACCGGCAGCGCCCGTGCGGATTATCTGAAAGACTGCTTTGAGCGGGCGGAAGAGAATTTTCACAGCGCCTTAGAACTGGGGCTTGCGCTCGGCGGCGTGGCATTTAAGCCGTATATCTACGGTGAGCAGCTGCTGGTCGACGTGACCGGCGCGGCGGCGTTCCAGCCGACGAAATTTGACCCTGCCGGGCGCTGCATCGGAGGCGTCTTCCGGGACAAGCCCGCGAAAGTGGGCGGGAAGTATTATATCCGCCTCGAATCGCACGAGCTGGACGGCACGACCTATACGATCCGCAATAAAGCGTATTACAGCGACGCTTCCGGCACAGTCGGCGCAGAAGCGCCCCTGAACGCCGTCCCGGAATGGGCGGACATTCAGCCGGAGATCGCGATTCAGGATATGAGCGGGCCGCTCTTCGCGTACTTCCGCCCGCCTGCGGCCAACACAACGGACGCAAACAGCCCCTGCGGAATGTCCGTCTACGGAGACGCGGCTACGGTGCAGCTTATCAAGCAGGCCGACGAGCAGTGGGAGCGCCTGCGCTGGGAATACCGTTCCAGCGAGCGCAAAGTCCTGATGGACGGCACGAGCTCGACTGCGGATATGTTTAACAAGCGTATGTTTGAGCTTGGGCCGTTCTCCCCGTCCGGCGAATTCTTTCAGTACATCGAGCCGCAGATCCGCGATGAAGCAATCTACCGAGGGTTCCAGAATACGCTCCGCCGCATCGAGTTCAACGTCGGGCTGGCCTATGGCGATATCTCCGATCCGCAGACCGTCGAGAAGACCGCGACGGAGATCCGCAACAGCAAGCAGCGCAAATATGTGCTAATTGACAGTATCCAGACGGCGCTTGAACACACGTTTGACAGCCTGCTCTATGCGCTCGATACATACGCAACACTCTATAACCTCGCGCCTGCCGGGACGTACAACGCAGAATATGATTGGGGCGATTCCATCCTTGACGACGCTGAGAAGAAGGAACAAGAGCGGGCAAACGACCGACTTGACCTCGCTGACGGAATTCTGAACCACTGGGAATACCGCGCGAAATGGTACGGCGAGGACGAAGCGACTGCAAAGAAAATGCTTCCGAGAGCGCAGGATATGGTAACTGAACAGCAACAGGAGGTAGAGTGATGGGAGGAAGAGGAAGTTCCGGGGGGGTAGCAAAAAACGAAGTTATCCCTACGGAACAAAGAATTAGGGTTCCGTATTCAGAATACAAGGATGTATACGAGAAAGAATCGCACAAGGTATACAATTCTTATGATTCCAACAACAAAACAATCGAAATAGATGTAAATCCACGAATATATGAGATATCTAAAATCATGCCGGATAGCTTTTACCAGCAGTTACTGGATGGGTACAAAGCTGGCATAAAAGCAGATAGCAAAGAAGGAAAGAAACAAAAAGCGTTCTATGCACGAGTTGTGCATGATCGTTATAGAAAGATTGCAAGTAAGGGCGGAAAGATGAGAAAGGACGCCCCAGAGTGGCAGAAAAAAGCATTTAACATAGCCGTCTACGGGAAAAAGTGATCAGAATTAACGGAGGTACAAAACGATGGGAGGAAGAGGTGGAGCCGGTGGCGGCATTGGGAGTCGAAACGCATCTTCTCCCGATTACAAAAACTCATACAATATCGAAATGGAGAACGCCCGTAGCTTTGAAGCTGCGTTTGCTATTGAAAGCGGCGCGACCAAAGAGACAACCGGCTATCAGATGTATGTCCACCAAGATGTTACCGGAAGAAGTCTGATTGCGGATACTCGCAAAGACATCGATGCACTAAAACGCGATTTGCGAGAGGCAAACCAAATGGGAAAGTCTTACGGTATGTCTCAAGCGTCCATTGATGGCATGAAAGCCGCATTGCGCGAGAAAATTTCTTTGCAGGAACGGGCGGTTACTGCTATGGAAGGCGCACGAGCAGAGTACGAAAGGTACAAACGGCAAGCGTCGGCAGGAAATGCAAAAGCAAAGAGGCGCGGCGGACAATGGATGTAAATGGAGAGATAATTCATGGGTGGACGCGGCGCAAGCAGCGGTATGAGCGTAAAGGGCAAGCCTTACGGTAGCGAGTTCAAGACGATTATCAAAGAGAGTAATATCAAGTTTGTCAAGGCGGTTGACGGTGCGCAGAAAACGCCAATGGAGACAATGACAAGTGGTCGCGTGTATGTAACGCTCAACAAAAGCGATAACATCAAAGCAATTACATACTACGACACTAAGAACAAGCGCATAAAACAAATAGATATTGACAGGCCGCATGATAAAGTTTCCCCGCATACCCACCACGGATATATACACAATGAAAACGACGGTGCAAAGGGATACGCGAATCTAACGCCAACCGAAAAGAAAATGGTTGAGCGAGTCAAAAAAATATGGTACAATCGGCGTAGCAAGTAGTGGTGTAATGGCAGCACACTTTGTTTGAGGAAGTTCCGGTTTGATTCCGGGCGCTTGCTATGCCGTAAGGTACAGAAATGTATCTTGCGGCATTTTTGTTTGCTGGGGGATTTATGATTAACTTTGAAAATCTCGACAAGTTCACATTCCCCGGAGTTGGAAAGTACGACATTCCGCAGATCGAGCCGGTCAAGGCATATCCGCATGGCGAATTTATCCCTGTGAATTACCATTACACAGCAAAAGACCAGGCAAGCAAAATCGTTCATTTCTTTGTGGACGATTACCAATTCATTCGATATTGGAACACGCCGGACAAGTACATTCCGAAACTGTTGCAGTTTGCGGCGGTGTGTGCGCCGGACTTCTCCACATACACGGATATGCCGCTGGCGATGCAGATATACAACCATTACCGCAAGCATTGGTTGGCGGCATACTGGCAAATGCACGGCATGACGGTTTATCCGACAATCTCATGGAGCGATGAGAATAGTTATGACTGGTGCTTTGACGGTGAACCTGTCGGCGGTGTTGTGGCGGTTTCCTCGGTGGGAACGCAGGCAAACGCTGAAAGCAAGCGCCTGTTCCTGCGCGGCTACGAAGAAATGATGAAACGGCTATCCCCGGAATGGGTGATATTCTACGGGAAAGTGCCGGAAGAATGCGACTGGAATTTGATACGGGTAAAGCCGCACTATGATGATATTGTGAAACGGAGGAAAGCAAAATGGGCGGACGTGGAGGCGCAGGCGGAGCTGGAGACCGCGGAAAATCCGGAAGAATCCCTGCCGGAGGCAGCAAAGATGGAACCATTATTGGAGGCAAGCCGAGGGAAATAGAATCCTATATGCGCGAAGCCAGAGGGTGGAGCCCTGCATACCATCACGACGAAATCTTGGAAGCGAAGACGGATGGAAACGGAAACCTGACATTCAGCTATGCAAAAGCGGATTCTTATGAAAAAACCGCAAAAACAAATAGAACTGTGAACACGAAGTACATAATTCAAGCCGGGGCAATAAACGGGGAAACGTTTGGTATTGACTGGTCTAAGGTGCAATCGATTTCGGGGCAAACGTACAATTTGCGCAATGTTGCAAAAGCCAATGGCTTATCATGGGATGGGAAGAAAAAGCAATGGCGGCGCAAGAAATAACAAATGAAATACCCATTTACTCCTGAATTACTTGACGCCCTCCCGGAAGAACTGGCAGAATTGTTCCGTGCTCTTGAAATAACGCTGCTGGAAGAAATCTGCTCCCGGCTTAAAGCTGCGGATGAGCTGAACGAGGTAACGGTGCAGGATATTCGGGCGCTGCGGTCACACGGCATCGACCTCAAGAAGATCAGAAAGGAGATCCAGAAGACGGCGGATATCGGCGAGGAAAAGCTGAACAAGCTGCTGGACGACGTTGTAGAGCGCAATCAGCGCTATTACAACGGCCTTATCACGCTGGCCGATGTGACAAAGCCTGACCGGCTGGTAGACGCCTCCGATATCGACGCGATCCGCAGGCAGACGCTCGGAGAATTCCGAAATCTGACGCAATCTTTGGGGTTTTTAGTGGACAATGGCCAGAGAATGCTTCCGCCTGCGCAAGCATATCAGTGGGCCCTAAATTCGTCAACGCTGCAAATTCAGAGCGGGGCGATCAGCTATAATCAGGCGATTGCCAACGCCGTCAAGCAGCTGGCAGAAAGCGGAATCAAAGTTGTGGACTATGAGAGCGGGCACACAGATCAAATCGACGTGGCTGCCCGCAGGGCCGTTATGACAGGTGTAGCTCAAATCTGCGACAAGTATTCCGACCAGTCGGCGGAATATCTGGATACCCGGTATTTTGAGATCACAGCCCACTCCGGCGCACGAGACAAGCCCGGCCCGTCCCCGTGGTCGAGCCACAAGGATTGGCAAGGGAAAATTTATTATAAAAGCGAAAACGGAGAGCCTGACCCGCTTGGGCAGTACAAGGATCTCGTGGAGACGACTGGCTACGGCTATGTAGACGGCCTGACCGGAGCAAATTGCCGACACTACAAACACGCATTTCTCCCCGGCATTATGGAGCCTACCTATTCCGAAGAGCAGCTGGAGCACATCGACGACGGCCTCGGCTGTGAGTTCGACGGGAAGAAATATACTGCATATGAAGCAACCCAGATGCAGCGCAGGCTTGAGCGGGAAATCATAAAGCAAAAAAAGCTGAAAAAAGCCTACAAAGCATCAGGCCAAAAGGATAAGGAGACTGCCGCAACAGCCAAGCTGCGCCGCCTGAACACGAAATACCATGATTTTAGCAAGGCCGCAGGGCTGCCAGAGCAGCCGGAGAGAATGAAGGTGTTATATGATTGACGAAAAACTGAAAGCCGCCATTGAGCGGGCGCTTGCCGCCGGGTTCCGCGTTCAGCTGAAGCGCATGAAGGACGGAACAGTCAAGGCGCAGATCATCAAGGCGGAAGAGCTGAAAAAGTAATACAGATACCGCAGCACAATCGAGTGCGCGGAATGGCACGATGAGCCAACTACTGAGATTATCTTAGTGGTTGGCTCTTTTTGTTTCGGTAAAAACCGCATGAGCGGGGTTTATACAAAAAATTGGCTATCTGCAAGCCTAAAAGTGCAGGCGGGAGGTCATGGCGACGACCTAAAAAGCCTATCCCGTAAGGAGAAACCATGAAAAAAGAAGAATTGCTGAGCATTGGCCTGACAGAAGAGCAGGCGGACAAGGTTTTTGCCATGAACGGCAAGGACATTGAGAAGCACAAAAAGGCCGCAGAGGACGCAAAGGCGGACAAAGAGGCCGTGGAAAAGCAACTGGCCGACCGCAACAAGGACATCGAAGACCTGAGGAAGTCCAGCGGGGACGCTGAGAGCGTTCGCAAGCAACTCGAAGACCTTCAGGGCCGGTACACCAAGGAAACCGAGGATTACAAGGCGCAGCTCGCAAGCCGCGACTACGCCGACGCCATGACCCGCGCGATCACGGCCAAGGGCGTCAAGTTCTCTTCCAAAGCCGCAGAGAAAGCCTACCTTGCAGACCTCAAGGAGAAGCACCTTGAATTGAAAGACGGCGAGCTGACCGGCTTCGACGAGTGGCACAAGACCCAGCTTGAAGCAGACCCGACCGCGTTCCAGTCCGACAAGCCCGCGCCCACATTTGTCAAGCCCGTCGGTCAGGGCGGCGCACCGGCGGCAAAGAGCAAGGGCGCAATGTACGCGCAGCAATTCAACGCGCAGTTTGCGCAGACACCAAACAAGGAGTGATTTGAAAAATGTCTATCGTTGTAAACACAAAAGCAGAAGTCAGGCCGAATTTCCTCGAAAGCGAAGTCGGCCTCGTACTGAAAACCCGTGAAATCCCCGCGTCGATGGGCGTGCAGGACGGCAAGTACAAGATCGTAAAGGCCGGTACGCCGTTCCCGTCCGACAACTCGAACGCCGTCGGCATCGTGTTTGAGGACATCGACGTGACGGACGGCAATATGCCCGGCTCCGTGATGGTCGCGGGCCGTGCGCTGGCAGACCGCCTGTCGCTGGCCTCTGCAGCCAAGACCGCGCTGTCCGGCAAGGGCTTCACGTTTGTCGACGCGCCGGAGACCACGCGCGGCTATACCGTGACCTACGACAAAAACGACGGCAGCGGCACACCGCCCGTCGACGAGAACGTCTACACAGAGGGCTCCTATGCCGACGTATCGACCGAATACCCGCTGACCAAGAGCGGCAACACGCAGACCGGCTGGAGCACGGCTAAGGGCGGCGAAGCTGTTTCCAAGGTCGAAATGACCGGCAATGTGACCCTGTACCCCGTGTGGACTACGGCCTAAAGAAGGAGGAAAAACACCATGCCTGACATTCTTGAACTGATTTCCGACGCTGACCGTCTGGATTTCTCGCAGAACATTTCCGTCGCGCGCCCGGCCTACCTCGGAGACCGGCTGTTCCCGGATCAGAAAACCGAAAACCTGAAAGCCGAGTACCTGCGTCTCGCGAACGGCGCACAGATCCCCACGATGGCGACTGTGCACGCGCTCGACACCGAGGCTGAGATCGCCACGCGCCCGGCTCTCGAAAAGACCGCGGTTGAAAAGCTGTTTATCAAGCGAAAGATCAACCAGTCCGAGCGGGTGCGTCTGCTCAACGAAAACGGCGTATACGCCGACAACGCCATTGTGAGCTACGTCTTCGACGATATGCGCCTGATGGCCGACGCGGTCAAGGTAAGAACCGAAGTCGCGAAAATGGAAGTCCTTGCGACCGGCAAGATGACCATCAAGGAAAACAACCTCAACATGACTGTCGATTACGGCGTTCCGTCCGCGAACACCGGCTTCAAGATCGACTTTGGCGCAGACGCTGATATCATCGGCCAGCTTTATGCAATCACAGATCAGGCGGCGGCCTCCGGTCATGCGCTGAGCGAAATGGTCGTCGGTACGAAGATCCTGCGCAAGCTCGCGTCCAACAAGGGCATTCAGACCATCGTATACGGCACTGTGGGCGCGGGTACATTCGTCACTCCTGAGAAGCTGCGCAGCCTTTTCCTCAATCTGTTCGGCTTTGGCCAGATTACGGCCAACGACCAGCGCTACAAGGTGCAGACCGCGGACGGCAAAGAGAAGCCGTACAGATTCTTCCCGGAGGACAAGGTTGCGTTCCTGTCCAACGGCACGGCCAATTCCTTTGGCGTCGGCCTATGGGGCGTGACGCCGGAAGAAAAGGCATACGGCCCGTACTCCGACAAGAGCGCACAGCAGTATATCACCATTACGCAGTGGCAGACGCCTGACCCCGTAGCCGTCTGGACGAAGGCAAGCGGCCTGTTTATCCCGGTCGTGCCCGATCCTTACGGCCTGTTCATCGGCGCGGACGTCAGCAAGTAAAATCGAGCCTCCGCGCCTGCATGACGGGCGCGGAGGCTGACCGGAAGGAGGGCGCAGCATGATCTACGCTGATTATGAGTATTACGCGACTGTGTACCGCGGGACGGCGATGGATGAAGAGCAATTTTGCGGCCTCGCCCGCAAGGCATCGGCTTACGTCGACTACATCACCATGAGCCGCGCGCGCTCCGCCGCCGGGGACAAGCTCGAAGCCGTCCAGAACTGCGTCTGTGCGCTGGCCGAGCTGGAGCAGGACGCTGGGAAGCTGGACAGCCTCGTCTACACGACCGACAGGCCCGTATCAAGCGAGACGGTCGGCGGCTGGTCGCGAAGCTTTGGTTCACGAAATCTGTCCCAGGCAGATATACAGCGGACAGAGACGCGCCGCCGTGAGATCGTGCTGGCGTACCTCGGGCCGACCGGATTACTCAAAGCAAGGGGGTATGGGCCGTGTCCATGTTCCCCCACACCGTAACCATCTACAACGTCTCGCAGGAGACAGACCCGGCGACATTCAAGGACGTGGAGAAAACCTACATCACCGTCCTGCGCGGCGTTCTGCTGGAAGCCTCCAAGGCGGCCAACGTCCGCCAGAGCGGGCTTGAGGGCGCGGATGCGGTGAATCTGTACATTCCGTTCTCTACGGTTGCTGTAGACGGCGTGACGGGCGCAGAAAAGCGCTACGTCGGCCCGCAAGAATTCTGGCGTGCAACTGATAAAAGCGGAATCTGGACGCTCTCCACGGACGGCAACGGCGGAACGACATTCTTTATCAAGGGTGAAGTCGTGGAGCCGGACAAGACCGAGCAGGCGCTTGAAATGCTCTATGACGACGTTTACAAGGTCACAAAGGTCGATATGAAGGACTTCGGAAGCCAGGACATGAGACACTTCGAAGTCGGAGGGGCCTAATATGCTGAAATTCAGCGTAAAGGCAGACGGCTTTGATGAATTGCATGAGGCAATCGCGCAGGCGTGTACCAAAGCGGAGCATATTGTCGCGCTTCAGGCAAGAAAGGACACAGCCCCGTATGTGCCATTCTTGACCGGTTCCCTCGACCGCAGAACACAGGTGGAAGGGAATGCGATCATCTATCCCGGCCCATACGCAAGGTTCCTGTACTACGGGAAAGTCATGGTAGACCCGGAGACCGGAAGCACCTACGCGCCGAAAGGCGGGACAAAGGTACTGACCGACAAAAATCTTGTGTTCAACACGTCAGGACACAATCAGGCGCAATCGCATTGGTTCGAGGCGTCAAAGGCTGAAAATCTTGATAAATGGCTTCGTGTAGCGGACAAGGCGGTGAAGAATGGACGCTGAAAAGCAAAAAAGGCTGGTATCTGCGGAGGAAGAACAGGATATCTCCCGAAAGATGATGATCTGGGCAAATTCCTTCTCGGACGACGACATACCGGCCGCAACGATTAATTATGAATTCCTCGCCGCCGACTCGGCGAGTATGGCCCTGTCCACCATTCAGGGCGCGTACATCACACGAAAATTCATCCTCGGAGGGCACGAGGCGGAATATCAATTCAAGATCATCGCCCGCATCAAGCCCGGAAACAGCAACGACAAGCGCCTGAAATGCGACGCCATGCTGAACCGCTTCGGGGATTGGGCCATGCAGAACCCGCCGGATTTGGGCGACGGGATGCGCGTCCGGCGCATGGAAGCTGTCAGCCGCTCGGCCCTGTTCGCCCGGTATGAGGACGGCACAGAGGATCATCAAATTCTAATGAAACTGACATATGAGGTGATTTAACTATGGCAGAAGTTACTTTTAATACCACGGCCGGTCAGACCATCGACCGGGAGCTGCTGATTGCATATCTGAACACCGGCGAGTCCTCAACGCCCGCCTGGGCGCCGTTCGGCACTCGCGTCACAGACTCCAGCATGGAGTATGACTGGCAGGAGGATTCCAGCAAGGATATCCTTGGAACGACCAGAACCACCATGAAGAAACCGATTATCACGCAGAGCTTTGACCCGTGCGACCTTGACGCGGGCGATGCGGCGTTGAAGAAGATCTGGGATCTGGCGGTCAAGCAGCAGAACGCAGCTGCGCTGGCGAATCAGGACGTGCTGATCGTCCATCATTATGCAGGAACGGCCAAGACGGCAGTCTTCGCGGAGCGCTACGACGCGTCTATGGTCAAGCCGTCCAGCCTCGGCGGCGAGGGCGGCGGCTCGGTAGGTATGCCCATCGACGTGACGCTCGGCGGCAAACGCACGACCGGCACGGCGGCGGTTGGCGCCAACGGGGCTATTACCTTCACGCCAGACGCAGCGTAAGGAGGAATCGCAATGCCTGAAATCAAATTTGAAACCGGTATCGTATCGTTCAAGCTGAACGACGCGGCGGAAGTCTCCTTCAACCCGACCGACAGCGCATTTGTTGAACAGATATTCAACACGTTTGACGAGCTGGACAGGAAGCAGGAGGCGTATAAGGCCGAAGTCGACCACTGCGCGGACAAGAAGGAGATTTTCGCCATTGCCCGCCGCCGCGACGCGGAAATGCGGGACATGATCGACGGCCTGTTTGCCAAGCCTGTCTGCGCAGACCTGTTCGGCACTATGAACGTCTACGCGCTGGCCGACGGCCTGCCAGTATGGTGCAACCTCATGCTGGCCGTGATCGATCAGATCGACACGAGCTTCGCGGCAGAGCAGAAGAAGACCAACCCGAGGATTGCGAAATATACAGATAGATGGAAAACGCGCAGGCCCCCTGTTCGCGAAATATATTGATAGATGGGGAAAGTGATCTATTCCCTGCCGACCTCTGTTGAGGTCGACGGAACAGAATACGCGATCCAATCTGATTACCGCGCAATCCTCGATATCCTCGTAGCCCTGACAGACAGGGAACTGAACGAGCGGGATAAGGCGGAAGCGGCGCTGACCATCTTCTATCCCGACTTCGAAGAAATGCCCGTCAGCGACTATCAGGAAGCCCTGAACCAGTGCTTCCGCTTCATCGACCACGGGCAGGAGAATCGAGAGAAGAGAAAGCAGCCAGAGATCATGTCATGGGCGCAGGACTTTGATCTCTATATTGCGCCTATCAACCGAATCGCGGGCTGCGAGGTCAGGGCGCTGGAATACCTGCATTGGTATTCGTTTCTATCGTACTATCAAGAAATCGGAGATTGCCTGTATGCACAGGTGGTTTCTATCCGCGATAAAAAGGCCAGAGGGAAGAGCCTCGACAAACAGGAGAGGGATTTCTACCGGCGCAACCGGGATATCGTCGATCTGAAGACAACATACTCGGAGGCCGAAGCCGACCTGCTTGCCGTATGGGGAGTCGGGACAAAAAACAGCCGCCCCGGTTAAGGGGCGGCAGCAGGAAAAACTTATTTTTTATACTCGAAAACGATTTCGCTACCCCAGAAGCTTGGAGAGAATCGAATCTCGATCTCACTCCAATCCTGCGGCGCTTCATATCCGACGACACCTTTCATTTTCTTCCCGGCGGCAATCGTGCCGTCAAGCTGCGGCTCGTCGGAACTCATCATCGCGGTGAGGCTGAGGCTGGTTGTATAGCCATCAATGTAGCTTTCGAATGAAAGCATGGTGCTGGACGCAATATCGTGGGATGAATTGTTTTCGATCTCGAATTCGCACAGAACAAAGACCTTTCCATCATCCGGCGAGACGTAATTTTGGCCGGAATTCTCGGTAACACTGAGCAACGTGACCGCCACGCCGTCTAGAACGACCTGATCCCCAACGCCAAATGTTTCAGGCCCGGAATCGGATTGCTGCGGCGGCTGCTGCGAAGAAGAAACTGAGGTTCCGACCTTTTTCGGCTTGGAGGACGATCCGCAGGAAGCAAAGGCCGCGCCAATAAAGACGAAAAGACAGAGGAATACGATTAAAGCCGTCAGGCAGCCGCTGGGGCGTTTCGCCTGCTTTTTGGTTTTTAGCCCGCCAACAACGTCAACGCGGTTCGAGGCGTTAATCTTGATGGTAAAAAACGCATTCTGTTGCCCTTCGGCAATGGTAAAGGATATGGTTTTATCCAGACGGCGATACCGGTAAAAAGAAAGTTCGTGCTGGCCCGGAGCGGCCACAGCTCGAAGTTCTTCACCGTTTTTCAGCGTGCCGACATCACAGCCATCCAATGCAACGCCGACGGTCAGGCCAGAACCGTAAAAAGAATTGTCCCGGCTGATTTGGATAATGCAATCACTCATATTTCTTCCCTCCTTACTTGGAAGATAACACAAATAATAACAAAAATCAACCGAAAAGGTGGTGAAAATATGGCGGATGGAAAAATTGTGATCGCCGTCGACGCGGACGCGAAAAAGGCACAGAAGGAGCTTGATACGCTGTCTGCGAAAATCGACAAGATGGAAGCCAAGCTAAACGAGGATACCGGAACGCAGAACGGGCTTAAAAAGGAGCTGGACGCTGCGCTTCAGTCCGCAAAGCAGACGGAAGACGCGCTGAAATCGCTCCGCTCGGAGGCTGACCGCCTAAAGGGCATCACGTCCGGAAACACTTCGGCTAATCCAGCTGAGTACATAGACGCTTATTCTCGACAGGCGGAGGTTGCTGCGCAGATCAAAGAGCAGGAACAGCTGCTGGTGCAGCAAAACAAAACGGCGGAAAAGCTCGGGAGTCAATATGCAAAGATCACCGACAAGGTGATAACCCAGACCGATGCGCTTGACGCTGCAAAGACCAAAGCCGGTGAGCTGGTGCAGCAGATCACGAACGCCAGCGGAGCCTCGGCTAAAATGGCGGAGGTATCGGCGAGCGTCGAAAAGAGCATGAACAAATTCGGAAGAAGATTAAGCGGGGTACTAAGGAGCGCGCTGATCTTTACCGTCCTGTCCCGCGGCCTTTCCCAGCTGCGCAGCTGGCTTAGCGAGACGATCAAGAAAAGCGACGAAGCGCGCGCGGCAGTTGCCAGGCTGAAGGGCGCTCTGCTCACGCTTGCGCAGCCAATCATGAAGGTGGTTATTCCTGCTTTTATCCTTCTTGTGAACGTGCTGACTCGAATTGTAAACGCGCTTGCAACACTGGTTTCGAAGCTGTTCGGAACGTCTTTTCCGAAATCTGCGGCGGAAGCCGCTGCGGCATATGGAGACGAGGCGGAAGCAATCTCCGATGTGGGAGACGCAGCAAAAAAAGCAGGGAAAAGCATGGCGTCGTTTGACGAAATCAACCAGCTTTCGAATGATTCCGGAAGCAGCGGCGGCGCAGGAGCGGGTGGCGGAATCGGATCCGATACGATAGCACCCGATTTCAGCGCCATGATAAAGGATCAGCTGACATCAATTACAGAATTGTTTGTGGGCGCGGCATTGCTTGCGCTTGGCGCAATTCTCACGTTCAGCGGCGCGAACATCCCGCTTGGAATAGCGCTTATGGCAGTTGGCGCGCTGGCGGTGTGGGACGCGGTAAGCAATCACTGGGGAGAAATCGCTGGAATCCTGCAAGGGCAAGTCGGACTTATCACGGCGATTGTAAGTACTGCCTTGCTTGCAATCGGCGCGCTCCTTGTCTTTTCTGGCGCAAACATTCCGCTTGGCCTCGGACTGATGATCGCCGGTGCGGTCGGCCTTGCGGCCACTGTGGCGGCAAACTGGGGCTCAATTACAGAAGCGCTGCAAGGGCCCATCGGAATCATTACGGCAATCGTAAGCGGGGCGCTGCTTGTTGTCGGCGCGATCTTAGCGTTCAGCGGCGCAAACATTCCTATCGGCATTGGGCTGATGGCGGCCGGGGCGGTCGGTCTCGCTGCGGTAGCGGCTGTTAACTGGGACACGATCACGGCGGCCCTGCGGGGCCCTGTCGGAAATATTGTAGCGATCGTGGGTGCGGCATTGCTTGCGCTTGGCGCAATTCTCGCATTCAGCGGTGCGAATCTGCCGCTCGGTATCGGGCTGATGGTTGCAGGAGCGGCAGGGCTTGCAGCAACAGCAACTATCAACTGGGATACGATCAAAACAAAACTGCAAGGGCCGATAGGGAAGATCACCGCGATTGTCAGTGCGGCGCTGCTTGCGGTCGGTGCGATCCTTGCATTTACAGGCGCAAGCCTTCCGCTTGGAATCGGGCTGATGGCTGCGGGCGCAATCGGACTTGCAGCAACGGCGGCTGTCAACTGGAATACGATTCAGGAAAAAATGAAAGGGCCGCTTGGCAAAATTACTGCAATCGTTGGCGGCGCGCTCCTTGCGCTTGGCGCGGTTCTCCTGTTCACAGGTGCAGGAATTCCGCTCGGGCTTGGACTTCTCGCAGCGGGCGGCGTAAGCCTGGCTGCGGCTATTGCGCCGAACTGGGATTTTATTGTCAGCAAGGTAAAAGATTGCTGGGGCAAAATCAAAGATTTCTGGAAGAAGAACATTGCGCCTGTATTCACAGGCGAATGGTGGGCCAATCTTGCGAAAAACGCCATGAACGGCCTGATTGCCGAAATCGAGAGTGGGATCAATCGCGCGCTTGGCGGTTTGGGCGGCCTTGTGAACGGGGCGATTAGGCTGCTGAACAAGGTTCCGGGCGTAGACATTGGAAATGTAAGCTGGGGAAATGTCCAACTCCCCCGCCTAGCCTCCGGCGCGGTCATCCCGCCGAACCGGGAGTTTATGGCTGTGCTGGGAGACCAGAAAAGCGGAACGAATATCGAAACGCCGCTTGCCACAATGGTGCAGGCGTTCAAGCAGGCCATGAACGAAACGGGCGGCATGGGCGGCAGACAGATCACGGTTGTTATGCAGCTCGACCACAGAGAACTTGGACGCGCGGTGTATAACCTTAACAACGAGGAAACACAGCGCGTCGGAGTGAAGCTTGCGGGGGTGAAGGCATGACAAGCATTTTGAGCCTTGACGGCAAGGCGTATCCGAATCTGCATGTTGTGAGCCTAAAGCGTTCGTTTTCCGTCCTCGACGGCGATAACGCGGGCCGCGTAATGACCGGCGCGATGACGCGCGACATTATTGGTACATTTTACAATTACAGTTTGGAGATCGATCCTGTTTCGTCTGATCTTGCGGAATATGATGCGTTTTACGAGAACATTTCCGCGCCAGTCGATAGCCACGTTCTGACTGTCCCGTATGCGCAATCTGTTTTGACGTTTGATGCCTATGTGGCAAACGGAGAAGATGAACTTGTATCAAGATACGGCGATAGGAGCGAATGGCAGAACTTATCGATTAACTTTGTTGCAATGAAACCGAAGAGGGTTCCTGTATGAGCGTTCGAGTGATTTATGAGGACGTAGCGGTAGGCGCAGCAGCGGCGGCAAGCATTGCAAGCACCGCTGCGCAGCCCTTCTCCGACCTTCCGGAACTGCCGTATGGCACAGAGTCGGTGATCGTCGCAACAAACGAGCTGAACCAGTGGGTGCTGGACGGCTCCCGCCCGATCCTCACGACCGAGCGGGCGGCCTTCTGGTCTGCCGAGCCGAGCAAAGCAGACTGCACCTTCGACGCAAACCCGACGCTGACCATCACGCTGGACGGCACGTTCGCAAGCTCCGGCATCTTCCTATACTTCGACGGCGGTATCGGCGATTATTGCAGCGCCCTGACCATGACGTGGTACAACGGCGAGACAACCGTCGCGTCGCAGGACTTCACGCCGGACGGCCAGAAATATTTCTGCGCCAAGCCAGTCACGGGCTACAACAAGCTCGTGATTGAGCTGAAAAAGACGAGCCTGCCGTACCGCTATGCGAAGCTCCGACAGATATTCTTCGGCATCGTCCGGGAATTCGAGCGGGAGGATCTGCGCAGCGTCAACGTCACCGAGGGTGTCAGCGTGATCTCCGACGACGTGGAGATCAATACGCTGGATTTCACGCTCGACAACTCAGACGATATTGACTTCATTTTTCAGGAAAAGCAGCCCGTCAGCGCCTACGACGGCGCAAAGCTGATCGGCGTCTTTTACATCAAGAGCTCGTCCCGGTCGAGCGAACGGCTCTATGATGTATCCTGCCAGGACGCGCTCGGCATTCTGGACGACGAGCCCTTCGCGGCGGCGGTCTACAGCAGCAAAAACGCGAAGGAGCTGATAACCTCGATTCTCGGCGCGCACTTCACGCTGGACTTCGACCCTGCGCTGGAAGACGAGACCGTAACCGGCTATATCCCGGACTGCACGAAACGAGAAGCGCTGCAACAGATCGTTTTCGCGCTTCGTGCGACCATTGACACAAGCGCGTCGCGTGGCGTGCGCGTCCGGAGGCTCACAGCAGCCTCTCCTGCCACGATTCCGCTTGATCGGACATACACGGGCGGCAGCGTTGAAACGGCGGCAGTGGTCACGGAGATCCGCGTGACGGCACACAGCTATTCGGCGTCCGGAAGCGGGGAGAACGTGGAGGTCGGCGGTACGACCTACTATCACACGACGTCTGTCACGTCCAAGACCAATCCGAACGCCACCACACAGACCAAGCCGAACGTCATCGAGGTACGCGACGCTACGCTGGTCAACAGCGACAACGTTGCCGCCGTCGCGCAGCACGTCTTTGACTACTATATGCGCCGTCAGACGCACAGTGTCAAAATTGTCATGGACAAGGAAGCCCCGGGCGATTACGTGCAGACCACAACGCCGTGGGGCACGAAGATCACCGGAACGATCACCAGTATGGGCATTCGCCTCAGCGGAATCGCAGCGGCAGAATGCAAGATTATCGGCACATAGAACGGAGGTGCGACATTTGGTACAGGGAGATTCGTATAACCTTAGTGTTACCATCAAGAATAAAGGACAGCCGCTGGACGTTGCAAGCGTTGAAAAGGTGGAAATTTCTCTGCTTTATCTGCAAAAGAGCTATCCGGGAGAGATCGGATACGAGGACGGAAAGTTTCTGTTTCCCCTCACCCAGCAGGAGACCTTTCGGCTCCCGAAGCTCTGCCAGATGCAGGTGCGCGTGAAATTCAAGAGCGGTGACGTGATTGGCTCGGAGATCAAGCAGATCGACGTTGCGCACGCGCTTTCAAAGGCGGTGTTGTGATGGGCGGCATTGAATTTGAACTCAAGAACCGCGATCCGGTCGACGTTTCCTTTAACGTTTCCGTGCGTGCCGGCGGCGGCTCTGGCGGCGGAGGCATTGCATCGGCGCAGATCGATGAGATCCGCGTGCTGACAAAATCGGACTATGACGCGCTGGACAAAAAGGACGCGCGGACACTGTATCTGTTGGAGGGATAGCATGCTGGCAGTTGGAATCAAACGCATTCTGGAGCTGTTCATCGGATCCATGGGCATCAAGTCCGCCCATCTGGGCGAGAAAACCATCTATGAAAGGCCGGGCGGCTTTTTGTACATCGAACTCAAAAGTGAAGAAAGGGGTTAAAACCTGATGGCAAGTTTTTTTAATTTAACGCTCGATACGCTGGCGCCTGCCGGCCTATCGATCATCCTGAATGACGGCGCACAGTACGCGACAAGCGCCAACGTCACCGCGAAGATCTCCGTCTCCGATGAAGTAACGACGGGCTATCAGATGAAGATCTGGGGCACGAAGACGGCGGAGACGGAAGAGGCTGCGTCGTGGGAGACGTTCGCCGCAACAAAATCCATTACGCTCCCGGACGGCGACGGCCTGAAGACGATCTATGTAAAGGTGCGCGACGACGTCGGCAACGAATCGGCTGCGGCCAGCGACTCCATCACGCTCAATTCCACGATTCCCGCCGTGACCATCACCGGCCCCGACAAGAGCCGCATTTCCAAGGTAACGGGCTACGACGCAGCGGCGTTCTCCTTCGTCTGCGATGTGGACTTTGAGGAATACACCGTCCGCGTCGTCCCGGCGACGAGCAGCCTGCACACGGCGGGCACGCAGATCCCGGCGACGGGCGGCTCCACGAACGTCAGCGGCACGGCGGGCGGCTACAAGAAGAACACCGCCATCAACGTCACCATCAAGGGCGCAGACCTCGAAACAGCGTCTTCCGGCGACGGCGTGAAGATCGTGAAGGTCTTCGTCAAGAACGCCGCCGGGACGTGGAGCGCAGCCTAATGGCCGCGCCGGAGTTGACCTTCTCCATTACCGGAAACAAGATATCGGCAGTCTCGGGATTCGACTCGATCACCGTCACATTCTCGTCGGACATCGCCTATACGGCTTTTGAGTGCCGCGCGACGAAGTCCGGCGAGGATTGGGGCCGCGGGAAGGGCGCTTTGATCGCGTCCTTCTCCCAGACCCCCGCGGGGACGCAGCGCACCTTTGAGGTATACGACGATTTCCTGCTTTCCGGAGACGGAGAATACAGAATTTCGCTGTTCGCGCAGGGCGCGGACGGCAGCTGGAACGACAACTACGGATTTATCCCGCTTGGGCAGTCGCAGACGATGAAAACGGCTGACGGCGAGGATTTCCTGTGCATGAAGGAGTGATCGCATGGCGTACAACAGCCAGTATACCGGCGCGCAGATCGACGAAGCCATCGGCGACGTGCGCGGAAACAAAGCCGCATGGAGCGGCAAGCAGGACGTGCTTTTGCCTTCCGGGGCGAAGGTCGGCGACCTTATCAAGGTTAAGGCAGTGGACGCCAGCGGGAAGCCGACAGCCTGGGCCGTGGCCGTGGATGGCACGGACTACCTCAAAACCGCCCCTGTCACGTCCGTCAACGGCAAAACCGGAGCTGTCAAGGTTCGCGAAGTGCCGTCTGTCACCGCCGCTGATAATGGAAAATTTCTGCGGGTTGTTTCCGGCGCGTGGGCGGCGGTAGAGATCGCGAACGCGAATGGAAGGAGCTTCTGATGGCTGAATATTTAACGAACGATATAGAACTCACGTCAGTTGCCGATGCCATCAGAGAAAAAGGCGGAACATCCGACCCGCTGACTTACCCAGATGGTTTTGCAAACGCGGTTCGTGCAATTCAAACCGGGATCGCTCTGCAGCTGATCGTAACAGTATCTGCCGGTGCGACGGTCACGGCGACAAACGGCTCCAAAACGATAACCGGAACATCTGACAGCACCGGAGTTTGTACGCTTACCGTTCCGGAGATCGGCACATGGAGAGTATCCGCTACGCTGGACGGGAAAACATCTGACACAAAAGCCGTAGCTATCACGGACAGCTACGCGGTGTCGCTTAATTTTGTATATCCGACACTGAATAAAAATACTTGGGAAACAATAAAAAATATATCCGACGCGGGACAGGGCGCGAACTATTGGAGCATTGGCGACCGAAAGGCGGTAACGCTAAACGGCACGGTTGGACATCTTACACTATCTAATTACACAATATACGCATTTGTCATTGGATTCAACCATAATGCGAGCCTAGAAGGGGAAAACCGTATTCATTTCCAGTTAGGCAAAACGGCGCTCTCCGGCGGTACGGACGTGTGTTTCTGCGACAGTTACTATACCTCGCCCGTTTCGACAACCGGCTATTTCTCTATGAACAGTAGTGCAACGAACTCCGGCGGATGGGCGAGCTCGCAAATGCGTACAAATATTTGCGGGACAAGCCTCTCGAGCTATTCCGGAACGATTATCGCAGTCATTCCGGCGGCGCTCCGTGCAGTCCTAAAGTCCGTTACCAAGTACACGGACAATACGGGAAATAATAGCACATCCGCGAGTGCGGTCACGGCGACAAAGGATTACTTTTTCCTCCTCTCGGAGTTTGAGGTTTTCGGGAGCATTTCGAGAGCAAACTCGAACGAGGCGAGTAAGCAAGCGCAGTACGCCTATTATTCCGCTGGAAACAGCAAGGTAAAGTACAAGCACAACGGAACGAGTGCCGCCGCTCGTTGGTGGCTCCGTTCTCCGCTTGCGAGCAACTCCGACGGTTTCGAGAATGTGAACACCAACGGGACAGTCGAAGACCGAACCGCGCGCGCTTCCTTCGGCTTCCCACCCGGCTTTTGCGTATGAGGGAAAAGCGCATGGAGTATATCGTGTATAAGCGTTTCCGCGGGAATGGCATCGATGGAGAATTTAATCTCCGATATGGAACTGCGGTATCGGAGATTGAAGGGTTCCTGTTTGCAGCAGATGGCAGGCGGATATGCGCTGCGACATCCGAAAACGGATGGGAGCATTTTAGGCAGAATACACCAGAGGGCGCGATGCGGCAGGAAATGCTTGAACGCCTTTATCGCTGGTATGAAAAAAACGGCTGCGGCGAAGACTTTACGGATGAAAAATGGCCGGGGCAGGAAAACGGCTACTGGAAAAATCGGTTGAGAACCGCAAGTACAGAGCGATTGGAGAAAATCTATCAAGAGAAATTTGGAGGGACGCCATGTATGCAGTAAAACAGGACGGCGCGTTTGCCGGGTATGCAGACAGTATTGTGCCCATTCGACTACACGGCAACGGTTGTTATGTCCCGTGCAAGGAAGATCAAGCAGAAGGATTTTGCGCTAAGATGGCTGTGATTATTACAGATAGAGAAGGAACTGAACATCAGGTGCTTTCTGACATGGTGTTTCATCTCACAGACCATACGCTGAAAGGTACTGAGCCAGAAGGCAGCTATGAGGAAATGGGCGCGGCACTGCCACTCACAGATGCAGAAACAGCGGCGAAAATTTTACTTGGGGAGACAGATTGATGAGTTACACAGAAAGAGCCAGAGCATTGAGACCCTATATTGAAAAAGCGTCTATTAGCTTACCCGATGAGGATGCACTGCAAGCAGTAGAGTTATTCCCACAGTGGGTGACAGGCCATTCTTACGCGGTCGATGATCGGCTGCAATACAATGGCGTATTATATCGCGTGGTGCAGGCGCATACCTCACAGGCAGACTGGACACCGGATATTACACCGGCACTGTTTGTGATCGTTTCACTAGAGGAATGGCCGGAATTTGTGCAACCTACGGGTGCGCATGATGCCTACAATAAGGGTGACAAGGTGACGTTTGAAGGCAAGCATTACATCAGCTTGATTGACGGGAATGTATTTTCACCAGCGGAATATCCGGCTGGTTGGCAGGAACAGGCGTAAATTTGAGAATATGGGAGGAAACATAAGGGAGAACACCATGGACACCAAGACCATCATCGTCACCCTCGTCACCGACCGGACGCAGGCGGACGTGGAGCGGGTGCGGGAGCTGGCGGCGAAGGGGTTCGCGGCCATGACCGCAGCCGAGCAGGCGGAATGGCTGACCGGGATGAAGGGCGCGTACAACGCCGCTGATCTCAATCGCGTGGGAATCGCCCTGAACTATCTGGCGGCGCGCCTCAGCTCGATCTGCGGCAAGAGCATCGCGTGGACGGCTAAAACCGATTGGGCCGTAACGGACATTATAACGGCATCACAGGCCGAGGCATACCGCAAGCAGGTGCAATCCATCCGCGACGCGCTTGCGTATCCTGCCGGAACACCGGATGCGCCCGGCCTCAACCGCCTGACATACACCGGCGCGAATGATATCGAACGCATTCTTGCGCTCTGCGAAGACTTAATCGTCAACGTTGCAAAATCTTTTCGCCACACCGGCGCGGCGGAGTGCGCCGCAGGAGGATTACTCACATGAAAGATAGGCAGCCAACACAGGTTTTATCCAACGGCGCGATCCGCTACGGCGTCTATAACGCCGACGGCACGCTCAACCACTACGAATACCTCAAGCGCGAGGACGCGCCCACCGTCGAGGGCACGCCTCTCAACAAGGCGAATCTGCTGTCCGATACCACTGCCGCCAAGCTCTGGCCAAACGCCGCCACCCGCCCGGAAGACCCGACCGTCAACGACGCGCTTGGCAAGATTGCGGAGGGTACGGCCAAAGTCGGCGACATCGCTATCACCGCCCGCACAGACCTCTCCGATGCATGGCTCCCGTGCGACGGGCGCACTGTATCACAGGAGCAGTATCCAAAACTGTTTTCTGTGCTCAGAAGCTCTGCCGCGCCGCTTCCGTGGGCGTTGAAGACATCGAATATTCAGCCTGTAGCTATGTGGTATCTGAATGGGGAATGGGTCGGCCTGTACGACAGAAAGTTCTGGACGTCGCCCGATTTGGGGACGTGGACGCAGCAGGCGGATATGCCGACCGGACTCTCGCTGGTATCGGATGTGCAGTATGCAAACGGCACTTATTACGCTGTTTTTTCCGGAGACTCCACAGAGTTAAACGGAGTGTACACAACACGTAGCCTCGATACGCCGTTTGCGCTATATGCAAGCGGCATCCTGCCTGGAAGCGCTGGACTGAAGATGTTTATTACACCAAACGTTCTGTATATCTACAAAGTAAGAAGCAAATACGGAGCCTATAACAATTACACGGGAAGAGAAGTAAATGCCAGCTACGTAAACCAAACAACGAAGGAAATAGTAGGAATCTCAGGCTTTATCAGCGGAATTGTATTTTACGCCGAAGAAAAGGACTGCTTTTACAAACTGAACTGTAGCACCAGCGGCACACTGAAGACTTCAAAGGCAAAAACCCTGATCAATCCGACGTGGGAGGCAGTCAGCAGCGTAAACATCGAAGAATTAACTCCGTCCTTCAACCAGCCGTCGACGTACCCCTATCACGCTTTGATGTCAGCTTACCATTGTGGGGCAAATATAATTGCTTTTTTTGCACTGGTGAACGCTGCTTTCTCTGGTGCGGGAACCACGATGTATAGCGGATATATGGTATACAGGTATTCTGCGGACTACGGTGCAACATGGGAAAACGGGAAGGTAGTTTCCTACAAAACCGATAGTTACTCGCTCGACAACTATACGAACGGCAAATACGAAAACGGGCTTTTAGTGCTTTCGGAAACCGCAAGCGAATCTGAAAGTGCTGGTCGAACGGAAAAGATCATTGCGATCAGCGCTCCAGCATCCGGCCCGGTATATGGAGACGTACTGGGGAGCGGCGTCGACAGTATTGCACTATCGCCGGACGGGGGAGCGGCATACATATCATCAAATGGGCTGGCGTACTGCGATTATAGCGCGGCGGGAAAAGAAATCCCTACCATCGGGACGGACACAAGAAGCAATGCCTACATCAAGGCGCTGGAGGAATAGCCATGCGGGATAGAATCGGCACAAATGATCTTGCAAACGGCGCTGTCCGGTATGGGGTGTATGACGCGGCGGGAAGCCTTCTGCGGTATGAATGGCTTCGCCCGGATGACGAGCCGCTGGAGGCCGGGACGCCGCTCACGGCCGGAAACCTGCTGACGGCACAGAGCGCTGCAAAGATCTGGCGAGCGGGCGACGCACCGGCGAACCCGATGGTAAATGAGGCATTCGGGAAGCTGTCGGAGCCGAATTATCACGTCGGCGATATCCTTACGACCGTCCGCGTCCTCTCCGCCCCGTGGCACGCGTGCGATGGCTCAACCTTCGATCAGACTGCATACCCGGCCCTCTACGCCGTCCTCGGCGGCACGACGCTGCCAAGCATCAGCTATTCAAGCGACACCACTACCTACATCAAAATGGCGGACGATTAGCCCGGCAAATAAAAGAGAAAGGTACAGAAAAATGGACACCAAAACCATCATCGTCACCCTCGCCTGCGCCGCGCTTGGCTCATCCGCGCTGACGGCGGTAGTCAATGCCATCGTCAGCGCGGTTCAGAAAAAGCGCGGCAAGGCCACAACGCAGGAGGCGCATCTAGCCGAGATCGACAAAAAGCTCGGAAAAATGCAGGAGCATCAGGACGAGCAGTATCTGGCAATCCTCCGCCTTACGATCATGAGCGAGGAAATGCCAATGGCCGAGCGCCTGATCGCCGGAGAGAAGTATAAAAAAATGGGCGGGAACGGCGACGTGAAAAAATTCCTGCACCAGCTGGAGGCGCAATGCGGGCACAGCAGTGCGCAATAAATTGGGAGGCAGATATGCGGGTAAAAGGCAAGTGGAGCAAGGGGGAAATGGCGCGAACCATTGTTGTGTACTTGCTCCAGCTCATCACGACGGTAATTGTCTGGGCCTGCGCTCTGAAAACCGTCGCCGTCCTAATTGCAGTCATCCGCAGCCCGGAGCTCGGCGCGTCGGTCGACCTGTCCGACGTGCTCGGCTTTACCGGCTGGGCAACCATCACAGAGCTTGGCCTGCTTGCCTTCAAGCGGGTTTTTGCAAAAAAGAATGATCCGGTAGAATAACGAAAGGGGTACACAATATGTATAAGCGAGTGAATTTTGAACCGATGGATAAACACCTGTCGGAAAGCATTCGGGGGAAGCTTGAAGAAGCGGAAGCGCTCATCATGCAGCTCCCGGCGGGAAGGAATAGAAGTATCGCCCTGACAAAGTTGGAGGATACAATGCTTCGTGCGAACCTCGCAATCTCTGACGCGGTTGCGACGAGAAGCGAAAGCGAAACAAAGGACTGAAAGGAGCATACATATGGAAAACATCAAGAAGCGGCTCGGCAATCTGCTGAGCGTCAAATCTATCGTCACACTGGTGCTGACGGCGGTATTTGCGTACATGGCAGTCGCCGGGAAGATCTCGCAGGACTTTATGATGGTATATACCGTCGTGATCGCGTTTTACTTTGGCACACAGAGCCAGAAAGCGCAGGACGCGATCGACAACGCCACAAAGGAGGATGCGCAGAAATGAGCATCAAGATCGGGCAGGCCAGTCTCGGCGAGACGGGCGGCCGCAACCAGCAGCCCGGCAATCAGACCGGGCGGGAGCTGAATATCTCCAACTGGTACAATGGCCGCTGGCTCGGCGTCCTGCGCTACAAAAGCCGCAAAAAGGCTGCGCGGGCCGCGCAGACGTGCGAGGCGGCCATTAAAAACCGGAACATCGGTTACGATATGAGCGACCGGAACACGGCGTACGAGGCCGCAAAGGCCGTCCGATGGGACGTGAGCAAGATTGAAGAGCCAGTGGAGACGGATTGCTCCGCGCTCATGACGCTCTGCGCCGTGGCCGCAGGCTGTGAGGCCGTCGCCGCGCTCTACAAAAAGCAGGGCAACAGCTGCACCACCTACTGTATGCTGCACGATTGGCCTGCGACGGGAGACTTCGAGCTGCTGACCGGCAGCAAGTATCTGACGACGGACGCCAATCTCCTGCGCGGGGACGTACTGGTAAGCTCGGGCCATACCGTGATGGCCCTCGAAGATGGAAAAAATGCAGAGGAGGAAACTGAGATGGTAGAAAAGAGCAAAATCATCGTGGACGGCAAGGAAGTCGCCGTCGAGCGGATCCTGAAAAACGGCACGAACTACGTAAAGGTGCGGGATCTCGCCGCCGCGCTGGATCTCGAAGTGAGCAACAAGGGCAATATCGCTGTGCTGAATCACAAGGAAAAGTAAGGAGGCGGGGCGTATGTCGCCGCAGGCGCGGGCCAAGCTGCCGCCAGAGCTGGGCAGGCTGACCAGAAAGGATATGGAGGCCGTGATCTATCAGGCCAATCTTGGCCGGGAAAATGAGAAGATCGCGCAGCTCTATTTTGTGGATAAGCTTCCCCAGGTAGACGTTGCAACAGAGCTGTTTCTGGGCCGCGCCACGGTCCAGCGCCGCCTGCCGGAGATCATGCGGGAGATGCAGCGGACATCCAGCAAACTGTATAACTGAGATAAGCGCCGAGAAATCGGCGCTTATTTTTAAAAATTTCCGCATTTTCCTCTTGACAATTACACGCATTGCGTGTATAATAAGGCCATAAGATAAAGCAAGGCGATAAGCCGGAAAGAGGTACATCATGGAAACCAAGATCATCAACAACCGTTACGAACTCATTGCTTGCACTGCCATTGCCACCGAGGCTGGTGACACGGAAGAACAGTCCGCGATCCTCTGCCGCGATATGGATGCCTGCCTGGGCGATGCATTCTGCGTGTACTTTGGCTACACGCTGGACGAACTTGCAGACAGCATTGAAGACGCTGACTATCCCGATTTCAGCGACGATACACTCGCCACCGTCCGCATCGACGGTCAGCCCATCAGCGCGTACTGCTTCTGATCGTTAGAAGCAGAGAATCCGCTTCGGTGTTCCAGCACCGAAGATGAAGCAAAACAAAATACGGCACAAAATTGGAGGATGGAAGACATGTTTAATATCGTTTCCGCGTGGGGAGCGCAGACAAATCTCCACTATAACCCGGACACTGCAAATAATGGTGGTGGCTACTGGCAGTATGCTGGGGGTATTGTGGCCGACATAGGTGGTCAGCTCGTCACCGTTGAAGTCGACGATATGTCCTGCGGTGATTTTGGCAGCCGCGTGTATTTTTCCGTGACTGCTGATGGCTTCTGCTGGAATTTTTCAGACGGCACAATGGACGGTGCGTCCGTTGACACCTCGGAGGATGTCTTGGGCGTTCTGCGGTCCATCTCCGGCGTTCTGGGCGTGGACGCCGAAGCGCTGATTTCTGCCGCGTTGGATGCGGCGAACATCTGCGCGTGGGAGGTATGCTATGCCGACTGACGTCCAGCGCCGTGCTCACGGTTGAAAAAATATAAGGAGGTACCACCATGAAACTCACACCCGCAATCCGCGCTGCTCTCTACGCCGAAACCGGCGCATACACCGACCGCGACGCCTATGTCTCCGATATGGCGCTGTCCAGCGTCTGGGGCGACGCCGAAGACGCCGAGGTTCCGGCGGAGCGGCTGGCACTGCTCGGCGGGATCTGGGACGGCGCGCACTGCACGATTCCAGAGCTGATCAAGATGTACAGCCTGACGCAGACCGGATTTGCGCAGTATTTTGGAATCCCGCTGCGCACCGTGCAGGACTGGTGCGGCGGGCGGCGGGGATGCCCGCCGTATGTGGCCGCGATGGCGGCGGAGATTCTGGCTGTAAACGAACAATAACAAAAACTAAGCCCGTGGAATAACCACGGGCTTAAATTCTGAACCAAATTGATACACAACTGAGGCACAAGAAGCCGCAAAAAGGCCCATACTGGATACATCAAAGGAGTGTTCGGTATGGGCTTTTCTTATTTCAATCCAAACCCCGCCGGGCAGAAGGTCGGGGACTGCACCGTCCGGGCCATCGCAAAGGCGACCGGGAAGAGCTGGGACGAGGTGTATATCGGCCTGTGCCTGCAAGGGCTGATCATGGGCGATCTGCCAAGCGCAAACAGCGTATGGAGCGCTTACCTCCGGCAGCAGGGATTTACGCGGAACGTGATACCGAACACGTGCCCGGACTGCTATACCGTCGCGGATTTCTGCGCAGATCATCCGCGCGGCGTGTATGTGCTGGCGTTATCAAGCCACGTTGTGTGCGTGGAGGATGGGACTTATTTTGACACGTGGGATTCTGGGAGTGAAATTCCACTGTTTTATTGGGCAAAGGAGGAAACATGATGTTTGGACAACAGCCGTATGTGTATCAGCAGCCGATTTACAATCAGCCGCCCATGCCGCAGATGCAGGAGCCGCAGATGCAGATGCGTCCGCAGTATCAGCCCGCGCCGCAGATGCCAGCTTATCAGCCGCAGCCACAGCAGCCGCAGAACCAGTCGATCATCTGGGTTCCGAACGAGCAGGCGGCGAACGACTTCATTGTAGCGCCTAACAACGCCGTTACATTGTGGGATATGAATGCGCCTGTCGTGTACGTGAAAAAGGCCGACGCGAGCGGGAAACCGGCCATGACGACCTACGACCTTGTAGAGCGCGCACAGGCCGTTATAACGCCCACGGCGGCGCGAAAAGGCATGATGGAGGAATACGTGACGCGCAAGGAGTTCGACGAGCTTGTGGCGAAGCTGGCCGCTCCAAGCGTCAGACCGCGAAAGATGAAGGAGGCGGACAATGAACCCACTGTTTAATGCGCTCGGCGGCGGACAGATGCCCGGCCAGATGGGGCAGTTTCAAAATATGGTGCAGCAATTCCGGCAGTTTCAGCAGACGTTTCAGGGCGACCCGAAAGCAGAGGTAGAAAAACTGGTACAGAACGGGAAAATCACGCAGCAGCAGCTGAATCAAATGCAGCAAATGGCTGTGCAATTCCGGCAGCTGCTCGGATAAAACGAATCTTAATTCGTGGCCACGATTGAGATAAATTTCAAAATCTACGAAAGGAGAATTTTATGAGTCTTACTGATGGCGGCATTCAGCCGACTATGCCCGTCCAGCCTGCCAATAACTACGGCGGCGGTATGGGGATGTGGGGTGATAACTGGATCTGGATCATTGTGCTGTTTTTGTTCGGCTGGGGACGCAACGGCAACGGCTGGGGCGGCAATGGCAGCGGCGGCGTGATGGACGGTTACGTGCTGACGTCCGATTTCGCAAGTGTTGAGCGTAAACTCGACAGTATGGCAAACGGCATTTGCGATTCCACGTTTGCCCTGAACAATGCCATTACCGGCGGCTTTGCTACGACCACGCAGGCCCTCAACAGCGGTTTCCAGAACGCCGAACTTTCTCGTTGTAATCAGCAGGCCGCGCTTATGCAGCAGCTGAACAACATGGCGATGCAGGCACAGGAGTGCTGCTGCGAAAACCGCGCTGCAATCGCCCAGGTGCGCTACGACATGGCGACGCAGGCGTGCGACACCCGCAACACCGTGCAGAACACCACGCGCGACATCATCGACGCGATGAACTGCGGCTTCCGCAGCATCGACCAGCGTCTGACGGCGCAGGAGCTTGCGGCGAAGGACGCGAAGATCGCCGAGCAGAACCAGCAGCTTTTCGGATACCAGCTGGCGGCATCGCAGGCGGCACAGAACAATTACCTTGTTTCCACGCTTCGCCCGAGTCCCAGCCCGGCCTATGTTGTAGCGAATCCGTACTGCTGCAACAGTGGTTACAACTACGGCTGCGGCAACTGCGCGTAACAACTCCATATCGTAGAGCTTTTTCGTGGCCTCACGAAAATGGTCGGCCCCCATTGCCGATACTCGATAGCAACGCGGCGGGGCAATCGTCCCGCCGCTGTATTTTTTATGAAAGGAATGATTTTATGGCTGAATTTACATCATCCGGGATTCAAACTGTCGCCGCTGGGCAGAACGTCCCGCTGATCTCCACGGCGGCTTGCGGAAAGCCGTGCATCGTACATCGCGAAGGAAGCGGGCTCGTTACGCTGCGCGGGCTTACGCAGCAATGCAAGGCAAAGTTCCGCGTATCCTTTGGCGCGAATATCGCTATCCCTACAGGCGGAACAGTAGGCACCATTACCGCTGCGCTTGCAATCAACGGCGAACCTCTGAGCAGCGCCACAGCGGCCGTAACCCCTGCGGCTGTTGAGAACTATTTCAACATCTTCGTTTCCACATTCGTGGAAGTCCCGCGCGGCTGCTGCCTGACTGTAGCGGCGAAGAACACCAGCGCGCAGGCGATCAGTTTCGCAAATAGCAATATGATCGTCGAGCGCGTATCGTGAAAGGAGGATGCAATATGTACGATTTGAGAAACCTGCGTGAAATGCTCTGCAAAGAGCTTGACGAAATCGCCGACAAGCGTGAAATGTCTGCGGGCGATCTGGACGCGATCCAGAAGCTGACGAGTTCCATCAAGAATACCTACAAGATCGAGATGGCTGAAGACGGCGGCTATTCCCGCGATGGCGAGTGGGAGGCGGATATGCGCGGTACTTACGGCCGGGGCAGCTCTTACCGTGGCCGCCGCCGTGACGCAATGGGCCGCTATACCCGCGCTGATGCCCGCGAGCATATGCGCGCGCAGCTGGAGGATATGATGCGCGACGCGGACGACGATAAAACCCGTGACGCGATCCGCCGCTGCATGGAGCAGATCGAGCGGGCATAAGGGGGATATGATATGCTGGATAAAGCCGAGATCCGCAAGGAGATAGCGCGGCTGGAATATGAGGAATCCAGCTATCCCAATTATGCCAAACTGGCAGATCTTTATGTGATACGCGATAAGATGCAGGAAGAGGAACGGGGCGACGGCGGTAGGTATGTGGGTTCCTACTCCGGCGCTCCCGCCCCTGTGACCGCAGAACCGGCTACCGTGGGCGAGTACGGGGACAGTGAGTTTTTACTTGCGGTAGCTGGGAAAGACCCGGCAAAGGCTTGGGCGGTCGTTGATGAACTTATGGACACATTATCGCTTGTGAACCGAAAAGTCTATGATTCCATGCTTCGGAAAATAAAGTCCATGTAGCAAAAAATAGGGGAGTCCCCTCGCATTGCACTGAATTTGTAGCATACAATGTAGCATACGGGAAATGATTTTATGTTACAGAGCGTGTCATAACGTGATTTTTCGCTTTTTGAAAATACGCAGAAAATGGGGCGAAAAGCATAAAAAAGTACCGATTTTAGCTTTAAAACAGCTAAAATCGGTACTTTGGCGCGGAAGGAGAGATTTGAACTCTCGCGCGCTTTTTAGACGCCTACTCCCTTAGCAGGGGAGAAAAAACCATTGAAAACACTGGGGAAATTGGCATTTGTAACATATTTTGTAGCATACAGAATTCACTCTGGCGAGTCGTTTTGCAACTGATTTACGGCATCGACCATGCCTTTCATGTCCGGGTGTACGTACCGTTGGGTAGTCGTTATCTTCGTGTGGCGCATGATTTCCTTGATCGTAAACGGGTCGATGTTTTTCATCGCGAGGGCTGTAGCGGTTGTATGGCGGCATGAGTAAGGTGGTAGCTTTTGCACTCCGGCGAGCTCCAAACACTCATAATATCTCTTGTAAAAATTATCTTTGTTTATGCAGCAGATATTTCCGACGCGCGATTTGCTTTCTTCGCATAGTTCATGCAGCACCGGCGCAACGAAATCCGGGAAGACCATAGGCGTTTCCTTCCGCTTCTTTGTCTTTATGCCGCCTCGGACGATCTCATTCTTTTCAAAGTCAATCATATCTTTCTTGAGCTTCAGAAGCTCACCGGGCATCATGCCGGTATAAATCATCGTTAAAATAAACCCAACGAAGTGGTCTTTTGCATACGCTTCCCATAGCTTTTTTACGTCGGCGTCGGTAAACGGCTCCGGCGTTTTTTCTTCAAGCTCCGGAAGCTTTATGTACTTTGCAAGATTCACGGTAGTCTGCTTTTCAGCAATCGCGAGATTGTAGCAATGGGAAAGGACTGTTTTCATGTCCTTCCGCGTGTAATAGGTGCTGGCGTTGCGGTCGATAACATCCTGTATCTGCGCGATGGTAAGCGCGTCGATCTCACGGTCGGCGATTTCTTTCATGCGCTCGAATGCCTTTTCCGCCGCGCCCTGACGATCAGCCGATAAGGATAGATAATCCCCACGCAGATATGTTTTGTAGTATTCTCTGAGAGTGGGGCTTCGCTGCTCTTCCTTCGGAGGGTTTGCAGCATATTGGAGGGCGGCGCGCTTTGATGTAAACCCGCCTTTTGTTCGCATCCTTTGCCGAAGCTTGTCGTTTTCGTCCAGGTAAGTTCTTTCTGTCCAACGCGCCGTCCACGTCTTCCCTCGCTGGTAAGCGCTTCCCTGCCCGTTCCCGCGTGTCCGGTTTCGCCGCGCTTCCTGTTTTTTTCCGCACCAGCAACAGTAGGGCGCGCCGTCTGGGATTTCTTTTTTACACTTGATGCACTCCATGTTTCCCTCCACGTTCTTTTCGGATCGCGTAGAAAGTAATTGCCGAAGCCAGCGCTGAACCTACGATCAGGGCGATACACGCCCATGCGGTTACGGACAAATCTCCGTTTCGAATGAATCCTGCATTACGAATCTGCGCATCCGCCACAAGGCAGGCAATCAGAGAAAAGGAGAGCAGCATACAAAACAGGGCGAGGACGTAACACATTGTATGTGTAGACTTTATCTGTGCGCTTTGCGCGGCCGCTGTTGCCTCCAGCTTGGCGTTTTCAAGCTCGACATGATGGATCTGCTTGGTCAGCTTTTCCGGGCTTCCGACGGGATTTTCAAGGCCGAACAGCTCGTCGAGCGACAACCCGAGCGTTTTGCATAGCGCAGCCGAGTTGTAAAGCCGTGGATCCGCTTGTGTTCCAGCGTATAATCGGCTCACGGCAGAGAAGGAAACGCCGGACTCGTTCGACAGCTCCTCCAACGTCATCCCGCTTGCATCTTTTGCCCTTCTGATCTTCCCCTGATACGCGCCGATAAACGGAGCGAGATCCTGTATTGCGGACATGATTACGCCTCCATTCGTAAGTTTCAGTTTTATTTCTTACATTTTCCATATAAAAATGCAAAACATGTGACAAGAACGCAGGATTCGCCCTTTTCTTACAAACATTATCTGGTACAATAAAAACGTAGCAGATAGTTCCTGAATCCGGCATCTGTTGAAATGGCCCCACCGTATGTTCCAGATACGATGGGGCCGGGCAAACCGAATATTATATCAAATCATCAGTCCCATAAACTGTACACCATTGGATTCCTGATTCCCAAAAATAACGCGGTCTGTTTGTTCATAATACCATGTTGATTTTTAGAACAATCGTTCTATAATAAATGACAGGAGGAAAAAATATGGAGTGCATCAACATCCGGGTAAACAACGGGAAAGTGGACGTGACAGTAGACGGTGCGAAGCTGACAGACGTGCATAGCGTCAGCGTGGACTACATCAAGGGCATTCCGCTCCTGTTTGCCTGCGTCGCGGACGTAGGCCGGGAGCAGGACGAGCGGCGGGAGCCGAGGATCCTGCACTGAATTTATTGTGCGTCCCTCGAGTTCGCTTCCTCCAGCACATTGCCGGCCTGGTCTACAAACTGCACACGCACGTTGTCGATCGGAGTTCCGTTGAATGCGTTGTACATACCGCCGTACATATAAAATGCCAGTGTAAGGAGTGAGTCCTGAATCCCAACCACATCAGTAGAAAGCGTTACAGTAAAGGACGTGTAATCGCTGGACGCTTCGGCGGAAATGACGTTTGGGTAGTCAGAGGAACCGGCCATGTCCGCAAGCTGGGCGTCAATGTTCTGCGCCAGCTCCTGCATAAGCTCTTTGTGTCGCTCCGCTGTCATAACGTAGGTCGCGGAGCCGTCAGGATTCAGCTCTATAGACAGAAGCCCGTCTGTTTCCTTTACCTTTTCGTCCAATGCCTGCTGCGTCGCATCTTCGCCGATAAAGTCGGCTGGGATCGTGAGCTTGATCTTATTGCCCCATGTTTTTTCAGCCGTTATCGGTGTGGTTGCCGTTTCCTCGGTCTGTGCGTCGTCTTCCGTCTTTGCCGACTCCGATGCGGAGATTGTATCCGGCTCCTGCCTCTTGATCGGCTCGGCTGGCTTCTTCGCGGGCTTTGATGCGATAAGGACAACTGCCAGCACAACGGCAGCGAACGGAACAGAAAGAATCGCGATTTTTTGAACCGAAATCATCTTTTTGTTTCTTGCGCCGCATTCCGGACAGACGCGGGCACTTGCATTGATTTGCGTTCCGCAAGAGCGGCAGATCATCTTCCGGTTCGGCGTGTCACAGTGCGGGCAGAACTTCTCCCGTTCCGGGAACTCTGCCCCGCATCTTGGGCACTGCACAATATATTCATTTTTAGTCATCAATGCGGCACTCCTTATATGGTTTGTAAACAATTACATATTACCACTTAGAACCAGCCACCGCAACATAGAAGCTGCACAAAAATAAACGTCGGAATTTGGAAGATTAGAGAAGGAGGACGCAAAAATGACTTGTGTTCAGGGTGATCTGTGCTATAATAAGGGTGAAGAAATTGCGCCCGCTGATATTGGCTTTCAGTATTTAATGGAACTTACATCAGAGGAAAAACGAGAACTAATTAGAATATGGAAGGAGCGAAACAATGTTTCTGAGCAAGGAAAAGTACGATAATATTATGCTGCAGTTGTGCAGAATCAGGACTGAAATTTCTACAAAAGATGAGTGCGGAGAAGCGTGCCGGATGTGCGAACACGCGATCGGCGCGGCCAGCCCAGGCGGCGACATCGTGCTTGTCTGTGAAAAAAAGCTTAAAGCAGTTTGCAGCGACTTTAGCCCTCGGATCCTGACAGACATTTGTTCAGGAAATTCCAGAAATGTTCAGACGTAAGCATCCCGAGCAGGAATGAGATTACTGCAATCACTAGGTCATGGATTCGACTAGCCTTTGTGGACTTCTTCCGCTGATCAATATACGCCAAGTAGTCCTTCCCGCGTTCTTCTATTTCAATTGCGCAGGACGCGCCAAACGATAACACAGGGACACCATCTTTGCTGGGGATTGGGTGCAGATTTGCAAGTCCAAAATGTTTCAGCCTATTTGCGGTCTGGAAAATATCATCCGTCGCAAATATTCTGCTATCTGCCAACGCTTTAAGCATTTTTCTTTCATCTTTGTTCAACTCGATTTCCGAAAACGGAAGGTTGCTTGCATCATCCATTCTGCTTTCTCCGGTTCTTTAGCATACGCGCCATTTCGAGCAAATCACGGCGCTCACTCTTATCCGCAGAACTCCAAATGTCACGGAGTTCTGCGGTTTCGCTATCTTCGGCCTCGTCCTTCGGGATGGGGTCTTTTTTTATGCCTTTGCCCATCAGTTCTTCTACTGTTACGCCGAAGTAGTCGGCGATTTTTTGCGCATTTACGTCAGAGGGTTTTGTCTTCCGCGCTTTCCAACAGCTTATTGTTGATTTGTCAATTCCGAGTTCTCGGCCAACGTATGCAGGGGTTTTGTTTACAGAAGCGCAAAGCGCAACAAAGTTGTCATAAAACACAATAATACACCTCTGGAATTGTTAAATACGACGAAAGTTGAATTAGTTTGCAAATAGCGGTTGACAGTTGAGAATGTTTGATGTATTATTGCCTTGTGGTTGAAAAAGTTTGCAACAGACAAGGCCCAAGCAAATCAACGCTTGCGCCAATGCTAATGTGTTTCTCGCAAATTCATAGTAGCACAAACAGTAAACAATTTCAACAACAAATTTCAAAAGTTGACTGCGGCGAAAAGAAAAGCCGCCCGTGGTTCGTTCACGAGCGGTTTCCCCCAGAGTTGTTTACCAGAACGCGCTGCACAGGATGGTCGTCTGCATTACTTCGCATCCGTCCGAATTGGTAGAGTTCTTTCCACCGGCTTGGCAATGCCATCCTGACACAAAACGAACTTACGCTTCTATGACGCGCCGCTCACTTTGGCAGTTCTGGCGCTGCCCCTTGCCCTAACGCATCACGCCGTTTCTTTGGTCTGGAACTGGCAAGTTCAAAAGTTTGGTCATGACAACCACCTCCTGAATTTACCTAAAAGGGCTAATGGCAGTATAGCACGTCCGGGGCGTTGCAGTCAACAATTTTAACAGAATGGAGGTGTGTATATGCCTGAAAAATGGACAGGCGTACTGATCGGGAAAATGCACAATGCGCGTGTTTCATACGACGATCTTGCCGCAGAGCTTGGACTTACAAAAGGCTATCTGTCCTTGATCTTGAACGGGAAAAGAAATCCGCCGGGTGCGAGGAAGCGCTTGGAAGGCGCGGTTAAGGCCGTCATCGAACGAAGAAAGGAGGAAAAATGACGCTGGACGATATCCGGGCAATGTCAAAGCCAACAATCCTCGCAAGCGAGGCGGCGCAGGTGCTTGGCTGTACCCCGCAATGGCTTCGCTTGATGGCGAGGGAACAGCCTGAAAAGCTGGGCTTCCCGGTCTGCTGCACAAGCAAGCACAGAGTAAAGATCCCGAGAGAGCCGTTTTTGCGGTTTCTCGGAGCATGAGGAGGAACAAATGAAAGTTAGATTAACATTTTTGGAGCAGGTTCTTGGCACATGGCCGAGCAACGAGAACATTGCACGGGACTTTATCGCAAGCAAGGCCCCGGACGCAAGCACGATCGAGGATGAGATTGCAGCGCTGGGCGCGGACGCTGTTGCCGAAAAGGGCAAAACCGTTTTCCCGCGTACCGACGGGCAGCCGATTCTGTACGATTATCAGGTCAAAGGCTTTTTCAAAGACGCCTGCGGTATGCTGGCACGCGTGAAATCCAAGAAATCCAGCGCCCTGAAAGCCTATAAGAAGATCATCGACGGCCTGATCTTTGTAGAGCCGCGCATGATTCCCATTGAGGTCAACGGCGAGGTCGGCGAATGCCAGAGGCCGCTTCGCGCACAGACCGCACAGGGCGAGCGAGTCAGCCTTGCGAACTCCGAGGAGATCCCGGCAGGCAGCTCCATCGAGTTTGATATCGTGATGCTCGACGAAAAGGCACACAAGGAAGCAGTGCTTGAATGGCTGGAGTATGGCCGCCTGCGTGGCATCGGCCAGTGGCGGAACTCCGGCAAGGGCAGATTTACCTACGAGGTTCTGAATGGTTAAGTGCAAGGGTGAGGCCACGCAGGGACTTGCGAGGGAAGCGCGTCGCTGAGAGCAGCGGCGAACGGCAACGGAATTGCTTCGTACCGATGGGCGTAGATGCGCAACGGCAGTGTTTAGCGGTGATAGGCGCAGCAAAGGAAAAGCATGGAAACGCTCAGGAATACAATGAACTGCAATGGCTTGGCTTAGTGTGGCAAAGAACGGCAAAGGCAAGGAATGAATAGCCCAGCAACGCAGGGGCATGGCAAATCATCGAAGGCTACGCGCAGCTACGGCGCAGCAACGAATGCAAAGCAGGGGAAAGGCCACGCAGGGCAACGCCAAGCAGCGGCAACGAATTGCGAAGCAACGAACAGAAATCGAAAAAAGGAGAGGATAGCATGAGAACAAACCTTGCCGTGGAAACGACCGAGGAGCGCCGGGAACGGCTGCGGGAGGAATTGGAGGCCCGCAGGGCGGCGCGGCGGATCGTCAAAGGGATGTGCCTTTGGGTAAGCGGCGCGGCGATGATCCTGTCAGCAATGGCCGGGACGGCCGAAATGACGTATGAATGCGTTGTGACTGGCTTCGTCGCGCTCTTCGCGCTGCTGTACGGGCTGGCATAAAGAAATGACCCCTGCCGCGCGGCAACGCGACAGAGGCCGAAAGGAAACTTAAGTCGCCTTTATTATAGGGCAGAAAGGAACCTATGTCAAGTTTAACGGATTCCCGCGTTCGACATGGTGCGAAAGCCTGCGTCGACGCGGTACATCGGGCCGACTACCCGAAGTTTAATAAGGTGCTGCTTTCGCAATGCGAACACCCGGAAAAATACGGTGTGCAGCTTGTACCGGACGCAGCTGCGGCGATCAAGGCGCTGGACGCGCCCAAGAACCGCGCCGACAGGCGGAAGAAGACGAACCGGTATTACTTCCGCCTGACGGATGATCAGGCGAAGAAGCTGGACAGGCTTCTGAAAAAGCTGGGCTATTCCACGGTACAGAGCTTTTGCGAGGCGATGATCCGTCAGGAGGTGAGCCGGAATGGCGTATGACGGCGAAAACCTGTACTTGAGCATTCCGGAGCCGGAACCGAAGATCGTCGGCCAGTGCGCGTACTGCCGGGAAGACATCTATGAAGGAACTGAGTGCTTCTGCTGCAACGGAGTGCTGGTACATACGGAGTGCTTCGGGGACTATGTGCAGGATGAGTATAGCGAATCGGAACTGGCCGGGGCGCTGGGATTTGAACAGAAGACAGCATGAATGAAGGAGGAAACATTATGGAAAACGCAAAAGGCTTTAAGGCATTCGACCCCGGTTTGATCTGCCGAGGCAAGCAGTATGCCGAGAACACGGACTACGAAGAGGCAGATGGCGCGATCTGCGGCAAAGGAATGATGCACTACTGCGTCAACCCCTTCGATACCCTTAACTTCTACGATCTCGTAGGTGAAAACGGGAAGTTTTCAGATTTCGCAGAAGTTGAAGCGCTCGATCCGCCAGTTTCCGGAAGTGACGGGAACTTTGCGGCGAAGAAACTGCATATCGGCGCGAAGCTGAGCTTCGCTGGATTTGTAAAGGCGTGTATCGATTACACAAAGGAACAGACAATCGATAATATGCCGAAAAGTGAAATTGGTACGGGCGACTCCGCACAGATCGGCAGCTCGGGCGACTACGCCAAGATCGGCAGCTCGGGCTACTACGCCAAGATCGGCAGCTCGGGCAACTACGCCCAGATCGGCAGCTCGGGCTACTACGCCAAGATCGGCAGCTCGGGCGACTACGCCCAGATCGGCAGCTCGGGCAACTACGCCCAGATCGGCAGCTCGGGCGACTCCGCCCAGATCGGCAGCTCGGGCGACTACGCCAAGATCGGCAGCTCGGGCTACTACGCCAAGATCGGCA